TACTTTTACTGTTATATTATGTATGCTGGAAATGGCAGAAAGTATTAAAAGTATCTACAAACCATCTTATCCAGAAAAGTATAAAGGTGACGCAAATAACATAATCTGTAGAAGTAGTTGGGAAAGGCGTTTTTGTTATTACTGCGATCATAATCCAAGTATTATTTCTTGGGCATCTGAAGAATTTTGTATTTCTTATTTGTCACCTGTTGATGGTAGAGTACATCGATATTTTCCAGACTACTTAATTAAAGTTCAAGAGTCATCTGGTAAGATTAAAACTTATGTGATTGAGGTGAAACCAAAGAAACAAACTGTTCCACCAAAACAAAAATCAAGAGTGACTAAATCATATCTTCACGAATGCAGAACCTATGCAGTCAACCAAGCAAAGTGGAAAGCAGCGCAAGAGTGGTGTGCAGATAGAATGTTAGAATTTAAAGTCATTACAGAAGAGGAGTTATTCAACTGATGGCAGAAGGTTTCGGTCAGTACGCTAATGTTCCTCCACGAATGAGAGCACTTAAAAAGAAAATTGCTGATGCTGGAACTAGTGACCCAGAAGATTTAATGTTAATCATTATGGATACACTTAAAGAAGAAGTGTTGTATCCAGAACCAGGTAAGTTTTATACCTTCATTTACAATCCCAAAACACCAGAGATTGAGTATGATCAACATCCATTGATTGCTTGTACTTCATTGGAGAGATGGGGATTTAAAGCAATCAATTTCCATTGGAGAGAAGGAAGACAATATACTTGGGAAGAAGTTGCAGGAAAACTTCATGTAGTAAAGTATGATGAACTTGATGAGATGTTATCTATACCATATGCAAAATTCCGTCTAAATAAATAAAAAACTCCTATAAATGTCTCATACTCTACAAAAAATTGAGATGACCAATCCTCTTGTAAATGAGGAGGAGTTCTGATGGCAGAAGTTCAGTCTCTACAATACGGCGTTACAAACAATACATTAACAAATAAACCAACTAATTTATTTGTATCTAATGTGAATAAAGAAAATGGAGCTATGGAAACATACCAACTTCCACTTGGTCCTGGAGGTCCAAGAACTCTTGTAATGTCATCGTCAAAATCAAATAACTGGAAACCTGTTTTAAGTGATGAAGGAAAAAAACTAACTCCAGATTATCAAAAATTTTTATTAACTGATGTATCAAAGGAAGCAGATAATCAAAGAGCAGCATACATCAATAACAATTTTACGAAAGTACAAAAAGAAACGTTATTCAAAGGCGCTCCAAAAGTAAACAATGTTGCTGCACCATCAGAAGCAGCGCAGCAAGGAGACCAACAGACAGGAGCAAATCCACAAGACTTCAACAAAACACTAGGAGACCTAAAAATAGGTGATAAAGCAGGTGGGGTAAGACAATCATATGGAAATTTCAAATATCCAATAGATGCAAATTTTAGTATGCAGGATTGTATCAAATTTTCAATGTATAGATACAAACCAAAAAAAGTAGAATTGACAAGTGATCTTGGATCTTTCTCTGGATCGAATAAAGGATCTGCAATGGGCACTGCAACTCTTCCAATACAACCAGGAATTTCAGATTCTAATGTTGTTTCTTGGGGAGAAAATTCAATGGATGCAATCAATGCTGCAGGTTCAGCTGCTGCTCTTGCAGCAATTAAAGGAGGTGCTGAAGGAGCTGGAGAATCTGCCGAAACAGCAGCAAAAGGTGTAAAAGATTATAAAGGAGACATTCAAAAAGCAATTGCTGCATCTTTTGCTGGAGCGGCAACAGGGCAAAATCAAGGATTCTTAACAAGAGCAACTGGAGCAATTTTGAATAATAATTTAGAGTTACTCTTCCAAGGTCCATCTCTACGTTCTTTCACCTTTACTTTTTCGTTATCAGCAAGAGAACAAAAAGAAGCAGAAGAAATTAGAAAAATTATAAGATTTTTTAAACAAGGAATGTCAGTAAAAAGATCAGAATCTTCTTTATTTTTACAGACACCAAATATCTTTGATGTTCAATATCTACATAAGGGTCAAACTCACCCTTATATAAATCAAATTAAAACTTGTGCCCTACAAAGTTTTGTTGTCAACTATACACCAGCAGGTAATTATGCAACTTATGACGATGGTGCAATGACTCAATACGATTTAACTCTAACATTTGGTGAGATTGAACCTCTATTTGATGATGATTATACCAAACTTGATGGCGATGCAGATACAACAATAGGTTACTAAAAATGGCATCTTACTTCAGACAAGTTCCCAACTTTGAATATGTCTCCAGAAATAATGGAGAAGAAAATATTTCAGATTATGTTGCAGTAAAGAATCTTTTCAAACGTGGAAAACTTCGTGAAGATATTTTTGGAAACCTACAATTTTTTGAGAAGTATTCAATCGTAGGTGATGAAAGACCAGACAATGTTGCTTACAAATTCTACGATGAAGAAACATTAGATTGGGTAGTACTTCTTTCAAATAACATTCTGAATATTCAAACAGAATGGCCTATGACTCAAAGAACATTTGACCAAGTAATGCTAGATCGCTATGGATCTTATGATAATCTTTATAATGGAATTCACCATTATGAAACTGAAGAAATCAAAAACTCATTAGGAATTACAGTTCTTAAAGGCGGAATCAGAATTTCTCCAACATGGAAAACAAATGGAAATTTTCTGGAGATGGTAAACTCTCAAATTTCTGTAATTTCATCTGGAGATTCTTTAGTTCCTTCAAAGGTAGTTACTGTTTATACAGTCTTTGGAATTCCTGGATTAAAAATAGGAGATCAAATAGCAATCAATAATGTATCCGAAAAACAATACAATGGACAACATATCATTACGGAAATCTTATCAAGTAATGAATCATCAGTTACTGGATTTAGATATGAACTTCCATTTGTACCAAATGTAGCTTCTCCAACATTATCAAATCCAAGAAAAGAAGAAGTTCTTTCTACACTTTCAGAAACTTCCACGATTGCAGCAAATTCTTATTATTACGAATATTGGGATGCAGGTCTTGGATATTCAGTTTTAGTTCCATCAACTTCTTTTGTGAAAGGAATTACAAATTACGAATATGAGTTAGGTATAGAGGAAGAAAAAAGAAATATCTATGTCCTCAAACCAAGGTATCTTAATGTAATCTTTAATGATATGGACGATATTATGCCATATAAAAAAGGTGGCGATCAATATGTTGATGCCACCCTAAAACGCGGAGATAATATTAGAATCTATGAGTGATCAATCTTCCGCGAGTTTCTGGAAATAAGACAGAGCATCATCTTCATCTTCATCCTCGGAAGTAATCTTGGGAAGTGAAGGAGATTTGCTACGATTGTAAGACTCCTCAAGTTCTTCCATTACTTTGCTTTCACGACTTACAGGAGCACTATAAGATTCATATTCATCTTCTTGCTCAACTACAGCCCTAGATTGAGTAGGTGTATTTGTACCACCAAGACCTAGAACATAGTTCATGCGCTTCTCAAGTTCTTCAAATGACTTGAACTGATCTGGAGCAGTGATTGCAGAAAGAGAATATTCCTTCTTCCAGATTGCTTCAAGTGCATCATCATCGTCTAGGAGAGGAGCAACACGATCAAACTCAGACTTGTCATAGTTCCAGTAACCATCTTTCTTTACGATCTTGATCTTGAAGTTTGCACCTTGCCAGAAGTCAAAAGGATTAATTGGATCTTCATCATCAAACTCAGGTTGCATAGCATTCAGGATCTTATCAAAGATCTTCTTACCATACTTAAAGAGAAATACTTTACCTTCGTTTGAAGGATTTGCAGGATCCCTCACAACATAGATGTTAGAGTAGTAAGACAGTTTACGTTTTTGCTTACGAACAGTATCCTTATCTTTCTCACTACCACTGTTCCATAGACCACGATTGTATTCTGAAACAGGATCTTTCTGACCAATAGTAGTCAGACTATTTTCAATATACCAACCACCAGGACCTTGGAAAGCATGGGTATACATCTTTACCCAAGGAACATCTTCACCATCAGGAGCAGGAAGGAAGCGAATAACCG